ATTGTTCCTGATGAGTTCTTAATACTAAGAACCTCACCCTGAGAGAATTGTTTGACATCAGTGGCACTGGCGCCCGGCACATCGATATCATCAAAGCCAATGTAGCTGATGAAGAAAGTTTTAAGATCGGGATCTTGAGTTTGGAAACCATTTTCGCCTAAGATGATTTCAGCAACAAGACCAGTCGTGTTACCTGTTGCAGTGAAAGTAGCAGAATCAGTTTGATTGTAAATACTTGGGTCAGTGAAACCAGTCGTATCATTCAACTTCACATAAGAGATATCTGGACGTGAAGTGATATTGATACCACTAATGACGGTACCTTCTTTGTAAACATTTGAGCCAAAACGCTCAACCTGTTTCTGTAGAATGGTTTGAAGTTGTGTTAACTCACGTGCTTGTACGGCTTTTGCGGGCTTAAACAGAATACGGTTAAACTGTTTAGCTTCACTGAAATCGTCATAGTACGGATCAACATTTAAGTCTGTATTAATGCCCATGTATTATACTCTTTTCCTAGAAATCGAAAATAAATTTAATTTTTTCTTTACGTGTGGCTTGTCTCTGAATGGGATCGAAGTCTACAAAGTGTAGAACTTGTCCACTGTACGGAGAATATTTACCATACGTAACATCATTACTAGCATTATTTATAACAAGTGTACTAGCTGATGTCGTAGACAGATCAGCTTTTACAAAAATACTGCCAGTTTGAAATGTGTTCTTGAAGTCTCCATAGTAATCTACCAGATAGATAGTTGTGTTACCTCCAGAGTAAACACTTTCATGAATTCTCGTTGTGATTGTTTCACTATTAATGCCATCTAACGCAATTGTTTGCTGAACATAATGTCCAGCTATTGCTGTTGCTGTGTGATCGCCACTAATTACTATTGAAGTTCTGTTATCGAATTGTGTCGGGAAAGTGGAATCTGTAAAAGAAGGATTCTTTATCAGTCCGACTTTAGTGTATGTGTTCGCATCTGGTATTGCTACATCTTCTCCCGAAAAGTTTGTGATAACTGATAGTCTACTCATTCCCAACTCGTAAATCATATCTGATCCGTGACCGCCTGTAGGTGAAACCACACATCTTAGAGTAGCGGCTTGCGACTGCGTATAGTTAGTAGCTATCGAAGTAGGTAATGCAAGAGTAGCAGTAGCAAATTTATATTCACTGCCCTTATTCTTGAATGCAACCTTTTTTAATGTTCCGAATTGATCGATAACGCCATATGCAACACAAGGAGTGCCAGTCGATGTACTTCTTGTCACATTAATCTTAGGGACAAGCTGAAATGTATCAGTCTTAAAGTAATTAGGATTATTGCCGTTAGTCGTATTGATCTTCAAATCGATGTCTAAGTTTGGACTATTAGGAGTTGAACTACTTAAGACATCATATACAGTCAGGTCACCATTGCTGTTTGTCTGTAGTAAGTACATGTTCCTGTAAGCATCGTTGCCTGTATATAACGAGAAGCCAGACTTGGGAGTTGCTCTGACTCTAATGTCGCCAACATTTGATGAAGTAGTCGATTGCTCAACACGCTGAAAAGATACTGTACTAGGACTAGTCGTAGGTCCAAATACGTATTCTTGGAACAAATTAGTCTGAGTGTTTTCAATAATAATCTGAGAGATATCTTCTTTAGCGGCAGCAATTACATTAGCATTACCGTAAGATGGATAAGGTAGAGGTAAGCTGTCACTAGTTCCAAATATAACATCATCACCTGCGGCAACAGTAAACAGATACTTCCATACGTATCCATCTCCCGTAAAGATTTGCTCATAAGAAGTAGCATCAATACCGGTGAAAGAAGGTTGTTGAGTTGATGGACCACCATTATTATTTTCAAGACACTTGAACACCTCATAGTCGCCTTCACTATTCGAAACAGTCACGACACTATTAGTTGTTAATATATCTTGGGTGTCATCAAAGTCATCATAGACTGTTGCACTAGTCCAAGTGTTCTTATAAAACATGTAGCGAATATTATCTTCTGTTACTTTGTTGCCAAAGATAGCTCTTCGTTGAAATTCACGCTTCTCTACTTGAGTGTTTGAAATTGCAGTTGTTTTGTCGATGCTAGAACCCATGATATAATAAGATGCGACAGGAAGATTTGTAGCTAGTTGACCCTCTACGATATCTTGTATCTCAGTCTTTTGGACATTAGTTAAAGAAACGCCTGATTCATTGGCAACATACGTATTCAAACCCGTGAGAAAGTTTGCCGCAATCGTTTCGTTCTTACTAGTAAAAGTAGAGAACATCTCTTTCGTTGTCTCTACTTTAAAATTTTCTGTAATGATCTTTGCCATTATATTACCTTAGGTTCCTATCGATGTTGTTACAGCATTCGATGCTGTAGTATCAAGTCCAATTATTTGTGCGACCAACGCTTCTGAACTACTGCCTTCTGTCATTATAGTTTCCGATCCCTCTGTAACATAATTCTCATCACTTAGATTCCAGACTTGGAACTCAACGTCAAGCGTACTGTTTAAATTACTATTAGTATTTATGAGAGGGGAGCCAAAGACTTTCGTACCAGCTACGCCTACTGTATCTTTAATTAACTTACTATATCTTTCTGGATCAATAATAGTAGAGATATCATAAGAGTACTCTTGATAATAATCATTATCATGTAGAGCCTTCGTATTATCACTTAAGAAAGAAGTACTTGAACTCCACTTACCTTCTGTTGTACCAGGTCCAAGAGTTCGAAGTGTTGCCTTCGCTACTGTCTGTCCAGCTATGTTCTGGACATCGACTACTTCTTGATCACCGTATCTATATCCAGTATTGGTAACCTTAATTGAATTAATTTGTCCTTTCTCATAACTCGCATCACCTGTGATCAACGCATTCTTACCCATAGGTAATGAAGTAGAATCGGGTCGTACATCTGTGATAGTATACAAGTTATTCTTAATATTTATCTGATACGCTTCATCGAAGTCATAAAAAGATAGTTGTCGAAAGTAGAAGTCGTTGCCTTCTCTCTTTAGAAATCTTCCTTTTGCTGTATATGATACAAGACCGTTTGTCGCAAAAGATGGATCTTCGATTTGCACTGCTTGCGTTACTATGTCACCTACTTCTAATAGAAAGTCAGGATTCGCAAACGTAATAATAGCATCTCGCTTGTCAAATCTTGCAACGTCAATATATTCGATCTCGCTAAACACATCATTCTGAAAATTAAATCCTGAACTTGTAACATTAATGCCAGCTATAGATCCGATTGTGATTGCTTTTGATTCGAACGCATCTTTAAATTTTGTGTTGAGTGTTTCAGCATTAAAGCCTTGACTCATTAAAGTACCACTCATGCCATAGTTAGTCGCAACAACATCAGTCACAGTACCGGTGCCTGTAGCAGGACCACTTGCGACAAATCTTGTGCCTATGTTATTATCAGCCGCACCAAAGTTTGTGAAGTTTGTATTACCAACAGTCTCGATCTCGTAGATGCCTGGATTTTGCATAGCAGTCGCATTGATAATAACAGCAAGAGGCTTATCAGCAAAGTCGCCAATGAAGTCAGTAATAACACGTACACTCTCTTGGTTATCAATAGTCGTTACATCAAATGTAGCAGTCGCATTATAAGCAGAGATAGTCGTAATAGTAACAGAAGCAGTTGTACCAATCTCGATGTTTACTGTTTCACCTTGAGCAAGAACATTAAACTTATGACCAAAGCCAGCGGCATAGATAGCAGGCAATAATCGATCTTGAATCCAGTTAGTCTGTGCAGTCGTTAAACTACCACCAGTTCTATACGTTTCAAATAAAGTAACGTCTTCTGCATTAATATATCGACTTGTAACAACATTATAACCAGAGTTAGATATGTCACCTAGTCTATAGTTAGTAGAGAGTCCTTCTGTATCACGATTAAAGACGGCAAGCATCTTAGCGTTTATTGTTGAGTTATTAGATAGTGCAAGCGACATTTGACTCGATACAAATGTCAGAAATTCAGCCCTTGACTGATCTTCTGTCTTGATGAATAAGAGAGGATGATTATATGCTACAACTCTTCCGCCGCCAATCACAACAGTGTTTGCCGAGCCAGTGACAGATTCCGCCAAAATATGATCGCCAGTCTTTATCGCATCGACTTTATTTCCTGAAACGATCACAACTTGATTTGAAATCAGAGTATCGTTTGTATCAGTACTAGGCTGAACTACGTATCCGAAGCCGCCATCTTCTAGTTCGAAGTCAATCTTACCTGTAGTGGTCGTTGATATAGATTCGACAGTACCTGTAGCACTCGTACCAGTCCTTGATGATATCAGCTTTACATTGTCACCAATTTGTTGACCTGCTGTTCTGGATCCTTTATTCACCTCTACTTCGCTGATAGAACCCGATATAAGTTTACCGTGACTTGAAGTATTACCTAATCTTGTTACAGCAATACCATCGTCTGCAATGAATATACCAGTGAGATTAGAGAGATATACAACAGGAATTAAAATGCCTGAGAAGTTCACAAAGATAATATTGTCTACAAATGCAGTAGCACTTGATACGTCACCCGTGAGTTTATCACCACGCTGAATAGGATAATTGTCAACAGTGTTAACTGGCTTGAGTTCTAGATATTTTGCCCCACCCCATATAGAGTCAGAAGGCTTGAGTATAGCAGTCGAAGGATAAAAGACTTCAATGTCTTCGTCAAAGAACATACGGAACAATAAGCGTAAACTTTCTTCAGAGCCTTTTCGCTTGTATAAGTCTTGAATATGTTTTATAATGAATCGTGTATCGACTACAGTGTCAATAGGTAATGACTGAAGATATTTCTTCTTAAAGAATATGAGAAAAGCCGCAAGTGTCGAATCAATGTCACGGAGCTTAGGTACGTTCCGATCCATACGTTGTTCGTTGAACTCGTAGTACGCTTTCGTAAATTCAACTAGCGTGACCTCAAGATCCTGTTCGCTTATAGAACGATCTTTCTTTACCTCACGATACAGTGCCGGAAACTGATCAGGTATCGTAGGTGATATATGGTCTCTTACATTCAGCATTCTTTATTCCGTTAATGTAGTTACGTTAACAGTGATATCTTCACCACGAATTGTAATGATACGATCTTTTGGTGCCTTGACATCTTTCGCTACAGAGTTTGCTATAAACTTAATTGCACTACCTTCGTATGAATCAACAATTAGATTTGACAACTTGATAGCACCTGTAGTATAATCAATCGTACCAATACTACGCTTAAACACTGATGAAGTAGCAGTTGAAGCAGTCACAGCCATCATCTTACCAGCACCATCGTCTTGTAGTGTAACAAGCGTACCTTCGATTGTCAACTTAGTAGTACGTACCGCTGGTGTGAATCCCGACAAGCCAGTCGTAGCATCATATGCATATGGCTTGACAAGTGCAGTCTCATATGAGAAAGCGGGATTCGATACAGTACTTAATACAGGTACGTATTGAATAATTGGTGATGCAAAGATACTTGAAGAGATAATCGAATTATCTACAGCATCGAGTGTTGCCGCTAATCGAGACTGGCGTAGTGTCTTATTAAAGTCAGAAAGAGTCGAAGTAGAGTAACCCGTAATGGCATTCGTCACTTCGCTTCGTATCTGAGAAGGACTCTTTGTTGTAATATTAGGATCGAATACTACGTCTACAACAGTATCAACAAACAAGAATTTCGCAGGTACAAACACAGGTTCAATCGTCAGTGGTGTCTTGTCTTTCAGATAGTCAGTGAATGACGCAATCTCAAAGTCAGCGGCACCTTCGCCACCAGTCACATCTACAGAGATAATGACCTTACCAAACTGAGGAGGATTTACTTCGTCTCCACCATATACTGATATGGCTTCGATATTAGGAAAACGATTACGTAGAAGAATCTCGTAGTCTCTTGTCGTAACAGCACGTTCTTGTACTTGTAGAGCTTTAGGAGCAAATGTTCGAATAGAGTCAACACCCTCAGCCGAGAGCCCGCCATTTGAAATCGTTGCTACTGTAAGAGTAACACTCGAGGCACCTGTCAGTCCATTACTTGTCATAGACCTAACACCGTTCGCATCTTCTGCTGAACTGATACGATACTTTGCTGTGATCACATCAGATGTAGTAGGATTTTTTCCGAACTTGTCTTGTCCAAACTGAAGAGAATATTTCTCATCTTCTTCTGGCTGGAGATAAAATACTTTATCTGTTGCTGTGATACCAAATATATCTGTCTTATATACGTACTCTTCACCATTGACTTCTACGTAGAGTGAGCGAGTATCTATCATACTATTAGATAGTACTGTGTCTGAAATGTCAAGTGTTTCTGTGATTAATCTTCCCTGATATACTTCTACATCAGTTGCAGTATAGGTACGAGGTTGTACAACTCCATTACTGATAACAGCGACTTGTGATGTCACTGCTGTATATGCTTTCTCTGTCAGGAATGTGAATGTCGTATTACCACACTTACCAGATACCTTTGTATCTTTTGGAATAATAAAGAAATTTCCTGCTTGACTTGCAGTGATATTAAATGTTACAATAGCTTTAGCTGATCGTCTTGAACGTGGCAAATAGTTAAGTTCTTTTGCGTGTGATATCATACTATTACGTTCTTGAGCAGAGTCAAGGAACATCTCACTAATCATCATGTTATAATAGTAGTTATTATAGAACGTATTGTATGCGAGTAAGTCAAGCAATACATTCATATTAGAGCCTTCGAAGTCGTAGTCAGCAAACCTATCTTGATTGCTTAGATAAGTCTTAAGTGCGGACTTCGTTTCGAAGAAGTCTAAGTTTTGTATTGGTGATATATTTGCCATTATCTTACCCTATCGATATCGATTGAAAGTGTTTGAGGTGTCTCATTATTTATGACATAAAATACAACGTTTATTTTTACGGTATTTGAATCAATATCGCCTAGTACCTCTACGTCTACGATACTACAGCGTGGTTCATATGCGTTCAATGCAGATTCGATTCTGTCTTTAATGAGTATAGATGTTACTGGTGTAGCATTCTCGAACAGTAGACTATTAATATCACTACCTACAAGAGGCTGAAAGAGTCGTTCGCCCTTATTCGTGAGTAGTATATTCTTAATTGCCTCTTTGACAGAGTTCTCGTTTACTTTACGTGCAATATCATTACGACCTGGCAATAGAGCCAAGTCCTTATGAAAATCACTGTGAAGTTCACGGCGTCTGGTAAGAGGTGTTATAGTAGCCATTTAATTTGCCTTTTACTTTTATTTATGTTATACTGAACGAAGTTTGTCACGATCATGTCGAGAAACTAATTCTACCCATCTAGCTGTCTGAGAAGAAGGTACTGGATAGTCAGATGGTGTCTGAGGCTCACCAGCAACCCATGCTCTACGTCCAGCGATGTCGAGATGTATGAATGAACTGTATACACCAATACCCTTAAAGCCAGCACGTGAGGCAGCAACAACAAACTCTGCTCTCTTCTTATAGTCACCAACGACTCGTACATCAATAGCGGCACCTGTCATATGCTTGGATTTACTCGCACCCCCTACAGACGCATTCTTGCCTGCTGATCTATATGCAGAATTAATCTTGACTTCTGTTCCTGTTTGTGCTATAGTACGAAGTAGTTTAAAGTATACTTCTTTCTGTACTTTCTTATAACCAGCTCCCTTGAGATACTTACCTTCGAAGTCGTTCTGATTAATTACTTGTGGTTCGAATGTGAACTTGCCTGGTATACCGTTCTCATCTAAGGCAGCAACTTGTTCCATTTCTTCTTTATTAGGACACGTAGGACATTCGAAGTT